TTGTCTGTGCGTGGAACTCCCGCCGGTAACCCTAACACTCCGGTGGACACCCTTGTTAAGTTGTCGGAAGACAGCGACTGTGATGTTCGTGGCAGTGCCGCCGGTAACCCTAACACTCCGGGGTATGTTTTCTCCGATGAAGAATTTATAATCACAGAAACCCATGTAGCTATAAATGGTACAAACCATTTATGGTACAAGCACAATTATCCCAATGTTGATCCGTTTTATACATGCGGCTGTTTCTGTGGTTCTCGTGAACAATTAATTTCAAGAATATATTCAATTGATAATCTTTCCGCTGATCCTGCTGTGCGGATGAGAATATTAAATGCTTTAGACCGTAAGTTTAAAGAAATATTCGGAAGATAGTATCTATTCCCGGTTTTCCTTGATCGGCAAACCGGGAGCGATTTAAACCACTTTAAATAATATAAGATATGCCAATTATTAGAAAAAATGACGTAACTCCTGAACGTCCAGTGATTATCGTGCTATATGGCACACCGGGAACAGGAAAAACTTCTGTTGCTACAACTGCATATAATCCTCTTTTAATAGATACAGATAGAGGATATGATAGAGCAGTACAACGATGTGATACCCTTACCGCCAACAAATGGGAAGACATAACGGCGGAATATGAAACAATGAAGTCTTATAGTACTATCATTTGCGATACTGCTAAAGCGTGCTTGGATGATTATCTGATGAATTTTGCTGTAAAAAACAACTACAAGTTAGCAACCAATACTTTAAAGAGATTTGGGCAAATTGCAGAAGACTTTAAGTCGTTTGTTAATCAACTTCGTTCTAATGGTTCCGACATTATTTTTATTTGCCATGATAAAGAGGTGGCGGAGGGTGACATTATAAAGCATTCACCGGATTGCACAGGACAGAGTAAGGATTTGCTTCTTCGTATTGCCGATCAGGTAGGATATATATCTAAAGTAAACGGTAAGCGCACTATTTCATTCGAACCAACTGATACTTTTATTGGGAAAAACGTGGCACAATTGAAGATGATGGAAATACCTGAATCATCTAGTGCTGATTTTTCTACATTTATGGCAAATGTGATCTCTACAGTAAAGCAAGCAATACAAAATAAATCAGAGGAACAGAAGAAAGCCAATGAGATGCTTGCTGTTCTTAGAGATAATCTTGCATCCGCTGTGACAGATGAAGATATAGCTGCACTCATCGAAGCAATGAAAGAATTACCACAAGTACTTCAGTATCCGTTTTTCTCTGAAATGAAGTCTAACCTTGCATCCAAGGGGTATAAGTACGAAAACAAGAAATTCGTAAAAGATGCAGCCGCTTAAGCCTCTTATAAGAGTTACACAACTCGAAGCATATAGAAAGTACATTGAACAGAGCGAATATGCCAATTATGAAATTACCGAACAATCTGTAATAGAAAGCATAACAGGTGTATTTGCCGGAAATGAATACACTCGCATAGGCACCGCTTTCCACTCCATTGTGGAAACGGGGAAGCCTGTGTGTGATAAAGTTTCTGCCGGTGAACGTACCTTCCTTTACTATGGAAAAGAACAGAAAGAAGCAGTTCCTTGTGGACGCAAATTCAATATTGATGGCTTCGGCGTTATTTTGGATGTGAATCAGTGTAAGGTCGCAATGGATTACCGCAACGAACACCCCGATGCTTTTCATGAAATACGCATTTACAAAGATTTTGGAGATGCTGTCATAACCGGATGCGCTGATATGATAGACGGTATAGAGATACGGGATATAAAGACTAAGTATTCTTACCCATCTGATACTGACTATATCAATTCTTGCCAATGGCGGCTTTATCTTGAGATTTTTAAAGCGGATATATTCCATTTCGACCTATTTGTGTTCGATGGCTATAAAATAGACAAGCATGGATATGATGTAAGAGGGTTACCGCTTGAAAGATATTCTCCTGCGATAACCTGCTACCGGTATGATGGGATGGAACGGGATAATAGGAATTTGCTTCGTTCATTTCTGGAATGGGCGGAATACAGGGATTTAGTTAAATATTTAATAAAAGAATAATTATGAGTAGTTTATTTGGTAGTATCTGTCTTTCGGAAATACCTCGTGAGCAGATGAAAAAAGTAATGTGTAAAGATGGTAAAGAGCGTATTTACCTAAATATATGGATAGGGGAGCGTAAAGAACCTGCTACATTTGGGAGTAACACTTACACGCACTATGTCTCCTGTTCTCCTAAGAAGGAAGAAAGGAAAGATGGGGTGAATTATTTCTTGGGTGATTTGCAAACTTATAATCCACAACCAAGTGCTCCAAGCATGGAACAGGTTGATTCAGCTCCCAGTGTTTCTCCAGCAGATGATCTTCCATTTTAAATATGTTGTACGACCTATCTAATCCATTGCAAGCGGAACAGTTTAAAACCCGTTCCGCTTTGCTTGTTAAAAACGGGAAAATAGTAGAACTTACAGAAAAGAAGCCGGTGCGTACCGATAAACAAAATCGGTATTTGCACGTCATTTTAGGGTATTTTGCTTGTGAGACAGGTAACACCTTAGAATATGTAAAGCAAAAGTATTTTAAGATACTATGCAATAAAGACATATTCATAAAGGAAGTTTTTGATAAGTATTTGGGTAACATCAAAGTTCTACGCAGTTCCGCTGAACTAGATACAGAAGAAATGAGTAACGCAATTACTCGTTTTAGAAACTGGAGTTCAGGAGAAGCCGGAATATATCTTCCTAGTCCCGACGAAGATCGGCTATTGCAATTAATGGAGATAGAGGTTCAAAGAAACAAGAATTACATCTGATTCCAAATAACAGATATTTGGAAGTTTTGAAATAAAACAATGCGAAAAACTAAAGTAATCCATGTCTACCTGATCTTCGAAAAGCGGAACTATTACTTCAGTTCGGTAACGGGTATCTTTCGTCATTTATCCGAAGACCAGATCGGCATTAAACAAAGCACATTATCTCACAATACGGATAACACTATCGTAACCGGTAGAGCTATAATCCGGAAGAGTGAGCTGTTGAGATAGCTTTGTTAACCTTTTTACCCCAGCCTGCTTGTCTGTGAAGATTGGCGGGCGAACATGGGACAAAATGGTCATAGGGCGCTAAGACTAAATGAACGGAAATTCTAAGTGTACATAAGAACGGATGTCATCAAGACCGGTGCTGAAAGTAACAGGTAGAGTAGTTTAAAGATCGTAGGATAACCAATCTACGGACGAAAACGAGAAATCAGACGATACTTGTGCAGGTTCGACTCCTGCTTGTCCCACATGAAAATAACAATAACCAAACAAGAATACCAGACGATAGTCCGGTGCTTGAAAACGTCAGAAATCCTCATAAGAGGGTACAATTTGAGAGATGAAGATATGATTCGTAAAACAAGAAAGAAACTTCAAAGGAATTATGAGAACTGTAACAATAATGACAGAGGTTGAAGTAGACCTCGACGATTACGTTGATGAAATTCTTGAAGAGTGTGACGATAATGAGCTAATTAAAGAAGTTGAGCATAGAGGACATAGAGTTTATAGAAAAGAACAGCGTATAATTCCTCTTCCAAATAATTATATAGAGTTTAAATCTCCGGAAGATTTAAGAAGATTCCTGTGTGATATAGCAGGTGTAGGATATTATACGAGTAAAGAAACGCTTCTCAATGAGATAAAATCAAAATTGTCATGACATTCGAAGAAATGAAAGCCCAGTATTGCGGAAAGAGTATCCGCAAGAAGCCAAAGGATGATGAGCATCAGATACAAGCATCTTGTATTCGATGGTTTCGCCTCCAATATCCCCAGCTAAGAAACATTCTATTTGCCATACCCAACGCAGCAAGGAGAAGTGCAAGAAACGGTGCATATATGAAGGAAGAGGGTATGCTTGCTGGGGTTTCAGATTTGATCTTGCTTAAAAGTAATCGTTTCTATGGTGCTTTATGCATAGAGATGAAAAAGCCAGGCGAATACCAAAAGCCTGTACAAAAGGAATGGCAGAAAACTGTTGAGTCCGTAGGAAATAAATATGTTGTCTGCCGGTCTTTGGAAGAGTTTATAGCTGTAGTAACTGATTATTTGAAATAGGATGAAGTGTCATTATGTATATGATGATGTA